ATACACCACCAAAAATGGAACCAGAAACAAGAGCGTTGAATATGTACGAACCTGTATCCACGTAAGTTTCAGTTTCTTCAATGTCTGATGCAAGGGATGCGTATTCTCCACCGATTTCTTTTACAATATCTTTTAAAAAGTCCATGATTTTCTCCTATTCAAAAAATGAATCTAATGTTATTGTCTTCTCTACTTTCCAATTAATTGCGTCTAAAATAACTTTCATTGGTTCCAAGAATGCTTTACTGAATTGTAGGTCATAATCAATGTATTTGTCTAGTCCAAATTCCTTTGGAAATTCTTGAATGTAAGAAATCACGTTCTCGTGAATTGGATTTGGAAGTTTTAAATAACAAAATTTAATCTTTTCCCCATTTTGGATTTTTGCATACTTCTTATCCAATTTTTTTTCTTTAATTAAATGATTATAAAGAATTGCTCCTCTTGCATGAATTGGAGTTCCTTTACTATAAAGAGTGGATGAAGATTTGTGTTTATCAACGTCATTAATTGAACGTGGAAATGAAATTTCTTCTGGGGGAAGTTTATTAAATGCTTTACGGAAGTTTTCAATGAAATTAATCAAATCATCTTCTGTTTTTGTCATTACAATTTTTAACCCATCCTTAATCATTTGACGACAAGGTGCTGGAGTAGAAGATTTGACCGCTTCCAATCCCATAATCTTCAATTTAGGTTCATCATAACGAACACCTTCACTATCCCAAACATTCAAGATATATCTTTTCTTTGCAGTCCAAATACCTCGTTCTGCAATGTTCTCCCTTTTCATTTGCATTTTTTGCTCATAAGCATTCACATAGTCTGCCAATTCTTGGTAAGAACTTTCAATATATTTTTCAAATTCCACTTGACAGACCTTATCAAGGAACCCGACAATTTTTTCAGTAGTTTCCTCTCTTCCTTTGAACACAGTTTCAACCAAAGGACCCAAATTAAGATAAATGGAATCAGTATCTGAAGCAATAACATAATCAACATCCTCTGTCTTAAGAATTTTATTTAAATAAGAATTCATCTTACCTTCAATCCAACGAATGGAAACTTGCCCAGACATTGTAATTGCTTCGGCATTTTCTAATTTAAAATAACGGAAGTACTGATTGCCAATAGCACCATAAGCACTATTAAGTTGAATCTTCCTTGCCATTTGGATGTTATTACATCTTGAAATCTCCTTTTCCAATTCTTTTGTTTTATTTTTTTCATATTCTTGTTTTGCTGCAAGCATTTTCTTTTTATAAATGGTACGATCTTTATAGATCTTATCCATTAGTTCTGGAAGAAATCCCCGAACATCCTTACGGAACATTGCACCATTTGCACAAACTGCATAATCTTTATAAGGTTCAAAATCAATTTCTTGATTCAGAATCTTATCAACAGTCACTGAGGGGTGTCTTTGATCCATCAAAGTTTCTGGGGAGATATTATAACCCATAATCAAATGAGGATATAGACTATTCAAGTCAAAACTTACAACCCAATCATACCTACCAGGAATAGGTTCTTTCACATAAGCACCAGCAAATTTGTCGCTTTTATCTGAACGATCTTTTGGAGGAATGACAATATTTTTCTTTTTGAGATAATTATAAATGATCGCATCCCAAGTTCTCACTTGGTAAAACACATCATTAAAATTAATCTTTGCGTCATAAGCCATAGTAAAACAAAGTTCAATTAACTTCATTTTATCTTCAAGTTGATCAACTAGTTCTACGTCCTTGATATTATAATCAACAAACTTTTGCCAATCTTTTGTATAAAAGTCTCTAAAGGTTTCAAATTCAGAGTGATCTAGTTTTTTCTGCCCAAGTTCAATAAAAGCAATATGATCCAAGCGATAACTTTCTTGTGCTTTATAAGTAAATTTCTTATACAAATCAAGATAATCAATTATAGAAATTCCTGCAACATCATATGAAATTTGCGGTCTTCCTTGAATTACAAGTTCCCTTCGGTAAATATTTTTCCAAGGAGAGAGACGACTTGCTTCCTTTTCACCAAGAATTCTTTCAATTCTTCCTGCAATATAAGGAATATCATACAATTCACAGTTCCAACCTGTAATTACATCAGGAGTTTCCCTTTCCCAGAAAGCAAGAAAATGCTGAATCAAATCAATTTCATCTCTACATTCCACATACATAACATCCTTACGAGTATTCACATAAGGACGAGAAGCAAAACAAATAATATGTTTTGTTGCATAATTTTGAAGAGTAATTGTAAGAATTTCTTCAGCACAATCAAACACATTAGGGAAACCACTTTCAGCAGCAACCTCAATGTCAATTGTAACTAAACGAATCTTTTTAGTATCAAACTTAATTTCGTCTTCTGGATATTTTTCTGAGATGTATTGTGCTTTGTAATTATCATTACCATACACAATAAATCCTTCTACATTTGAATACTTCTGAATGAAATCTTTACAATCGGATATTTTTCCTGGTTGAATTGGTTCAACAGAAGTTCCGTTTAAAGTTTTATATTTACTTTGTTTTTTAGAAGGAACAAAAAATGTTGGTTGAAACTCTTCTTCTATTTGAAAATACTTGCCGTCATCATAACCACGAACTAGTATTTTATTAAATTTTTCATAGACGGATGTATAAAATCTCATTTAGTAATTTTCAAATATTCATCAATAAAAGATTTCTTTGGTTCAACAAGTGTTAGAATCTTATCTGAACTAATCATTAGTGTTTTATCATTAGTAAAATCACCTAACCATTTTTTAATTTGATAATTTCCAGTTATATCTCTTTCAATTATACAAGGATTAGTCAATTTACAATCTGGTTCTCCCAAATCAGAAGCATAAGTTTGTTCTATTTCACTGATCAAATTCAATTGATTCGTTAATACTACTACTAGAATCTCTGGTTCTATCTCCACTGTCCCCACCATCTCTTGGTCCAGAATCTGTTCGTCCGTCGCTAAATCCGTCTCTTCCATTCATTTTCTCCTCATAAGATTTTTTTACTCCTTCGGTTGGTTCTACAATTGAAACCACCCAATCTGTATTTACAAAAATTTCAGTATCGCTTGATAAAGGAACCCAAGGGAAAAAAGAAACACTATATTCCCTATCTTTTACTTCTTCAGTCAATACTTGTGGGGTAAGTAATTTTACCGCATAAGGATTTTTGAAGACATAAGATAAAACTTTATTATCTTCTTCAGATACAAGTTCTTTAATATCAGCAATTACGTCTTCTCCAGACTTTAAAATTGCAAGTTTTATAGTCATAATTTTTTAGTACCTTCTATAATTTTATCAAAAAAATAAGGGGGCGTCAAGTGGATTTTGCCACTTGCCCCCTTGCGACGACGATATTTAAGAGTAGCCCAAAGTTATTTATCACTCACGCTTTCTTTTAAAAGCGCAAACTTTTTTGCCAGGTGCCATCTTATATTTTACAGTTTTTCCATAACAATTAATTTTTGGCTTGTATGTCTCAGTACCAAAATCACCCTTCATTTCTTGAATTATCTGCATGAACTCCTGAAACGATTTCATATACTTTTCTCTTTTGATGATCTGGAATAACTCTATTTAGTTTAATAATAAGCAATCCGTCTTTAAATGAGACATCACCAACAACTACATCATCAGAAAGTGTCCAGGTGCGAGTAAATGCTCTCTTCGCTAATCCCTGATGTACATATTCATCAGTAGAATTTCCTGTTTTCTTTGCTTCTACAAAAAGTTTGTTCCATTCTGTAGTAACTTCAATATCTTCTTTTTTGTATCCAGCAAGTGCAATTTCTAATCTAAAATCAACATCGCTTTCTTTGACTAGATTATATGGCGGATAATTGGTATGCGATTCAAACGCATTATCAAACCTTTTAAACCACTCATCCAATCCGATGCTATTTTTTTGAATCTCCATCAGATACTTTGCAGTTTCTGGTACTGAGAGTGTGAGCGAACTTGTTCCAAACATAATAGACCTCCTTGAGCGTCTGTAAGTTAATAATGTCCCCGAAGGCAACATCATTAGTATATATTAAAGAACACAAAAAAAGGGAGTGTTGAACTCCCTACTTTTTTTATTCGGTTTCTTCTTCTTTTTTCTTTTTAGCACCAATATTATATTTGGTTTCCAGAATCCAATCATCTTTATCCTTGTAAGAAAGGACTTTAATTTGATTAAGTGGAGCAATATCAGAAATTTTTTCTGGTTTTACAATCGTAACCAGACCCCAATCAGCAATTAATTGAGCAATACGATTACGTCTTTGTACATCATTCACAGTCAGGTTTGCATACTTTCCATCAAGAGCAAATAGTTCTTTAAAATGCACAAGATAATACTTACCTTGCTTATGAAGAATATGGCAAGATTGATAGATTTTCTTTTCTTTGCGTGATGCAACACCGATACGAGTGAGAGTTTCACGAACCTTTAAGAAATCATCAGGTTCATTTAAAATCACTTCAACCATTTGGTCGGGTGTCCAATTCACAGTAGGTTCATTAACTACACTCATTTTGTTCCTCCAGTTTCAAATTTTGATTTTATAAAATTGAGTTGTTCTTTTGTTAAAATATTCAAAGCTTGTTTTGCTTTCTCATTACTATAACCATAGTAAGATTTAACTACTTCAAGATCTTTGATTTTTTCTTGCTTTAACCAAGGAGAGAATCTCTTCTTTTTCCTGATTATATTTATAAAAAAATCATATTGAAGTTTTTTATCCAATGAGGAGAACTTATTCATCTCATTCGCATACATCAAACAATCAATATGACCCGATAGACATCTATTAATAATATAAGGAGCGTATTCTTTTATGGAGGAAGGATCTTCATCCATTATATTTTTTTTAGTTTGGTTGATAGAGTTCAACCAATCTTTCAATTCGTAAGTCATAATTAAAAAGTAAGAGTTCTTTACGTTGTTTTTGCTCACGCATATATTCACCTACAGAACGCATTGTATAAGTCAAATCAAATTCGGCAGCATTCCAGTTCTTAAACCTATCTTTAACAAGTTGATCTGAGTTATAACTTATCAACTGGTCCATATTATTAGTATCGCAGTCAGCAGCAAACTTATCGTGATCAAATCCTTTATGCATTGATCCCTTGTGCCCATAGAGATTATCCTTAATGTCATAAGGAGGATCAAGATACATAAAAGCACCCATGTTTCCATCCATCAGATAATCGTAGGAGTAATTAGTTATACGCCAATTTGAAATCAATGCAGAATACTCTGGCAATTTCTGAATACCACGCAAACTGAAGTTGTTGTTAGATGCCTGTTCTGAAAATGAAGAACTCTCTGTGAGACCACTGAAAGAACACTTATTGACAACATAGAAAGCCACAGCACGATCAAAATTTGACACATCTTTGTCATTAATCTGCCCCTTTGATTGGAGAAAAAGTTTTCTTGCTAAATCTGGAGTACTATTTACCGTCTTTAAATCTACAAGTTCGCTTTTTAAATCGTATCCAAACATCTGGAGTTGTTGCCAGAAGTTTATAAGAGGTTCATACAAATCATTCACCCAAATATCTAGGTTGGGATATTTTTTAGTGATATAAATCGCAACACTTCCCCCCCCAAGAAATGGTTCTCGGAACTCATCATAATTGCGAAGATCTGGAAAATAATGTCCCATCTTTTCACAAGCACGGGACTTACCGCCAGGATATCTAAGGGGAGTTTTTAGGGACTTCATAAGTCTTAGGATGAAAATTACAATACTCATTAAACACAATCTTACATTCTTTATTTGTAAGATTACAATGCTGTGCTGCTTTTGGAAGGTTCCATTTAGCAGAAAAAAGCATTTCCATTGCTTGTCTAGTTTCAGGTCTCATTTGAAAGAACACTCACACATAATTTCAGTTAATGCTGCTAAGAGGTTAATTTCTTGGTCAGCCACGAAACAAATTTGGTATTGATACTTAGCAACAATAAGAACGGCAGCAGGGATAGTTTGGGGTGAAAGGCAATCATAACAGGCGTCATAAACCCTGCGAAGAACGACACCAGGATCGTTATCCAAGTTGGAGACCACCCACTTTCGGACTTCAGGAAAGTTTTTGTTTTTGAGATGA